AGTAGCACGAGGCGCAGCAAAGTCAATGTATGGCTCGTTCATTCAAAGTTACTTCCTCAATGTCGACACCTCGACGACACATCAGATCACTACTGCTCCGACGATGCGTCAAGCAGAAGAGATAATGTCGCCTATTCGAACTGCCATCACAAGGTCTAGAGGACCGCTGTTCAAGTTCCTTACCGAAGGATCCCTGCAAAACACGACAGGCTCGAAGGCAAACCGAGTTAAGCTTGCTTCCACAAAGAAAGGAATCGAGAATTTCCTTACTGGTTCGCTTCTCGAGATCCGTCCTATGAGCATCGACAAACTTCAGGGTCTTCGAAGTAAGATCAACACGGTGGACGAGTGGCTTTCTGGAGACATCCGAGAAGACGTAATCGGTGCTATCGAGCAGGGCGCGTCTAAGAACGACGATTATCTCATCGTAGCAATGAGCTCCGAGGGAACCGTTCGAAACGGAAGCGGCGACACAATCAAAATGGAGTTGATGGACATCCTCAAAGGAGAGTACATTAACCCTCATGTGTCTATTTGGTATTACAAGCTCGATTCCGTAGACGAAGTTGCTAATCCAGAGATGTGGCTTAAGGCGAATCCGAATCTCGGAAAGACGGTTACATATGAGACCTATCAGCTTGACGTAGAACGAGCAGAGAAGGCTCCTGCGACCAGGAATGATATTTTGGCTAAGCGTTTTGGCATTCCTATGGAAGGCTATACGTATTACTTTGCGTACGAAGAGACTCTTCCTCATAGACGGCGCGATTTCTGGAAGATGCCTTGCGCGCTTGGTGCGGATCTTTCTCAGGGCGACGACTTCTGTTCTTTTACATTTCTGTTTCCGCTGCAAGATGGAAAGTTCGGAGTTAAGACTCGGAACTATATTTCTGAGATGACACTTATGAAACTTCCTGCCGCCATGAGGACTAAGTATGACCACTTTATGAAAGAGGGAACGCTCGCCGTTCTTGACGGAGCCGTTCTCGACATGATGGAGGTTTATGAGGATCTCGACAACCTTATAGTCGAAAGGGAATACGACGTTCGATGCTTCGGATACGACCCGTACAACGCGAAAGAATTCGTCGAAAGATGGGAAACCGAAAACGGTCCGTTCGGAATCGAAAAGGTTATACAGGGTATGAAGACCGAGTCCGTTCCTTTGGGCGAGTTGAAGAAACTCTCCGAAGAGCGGCTTCTTTTGTTTGACGAGGAGCTTATGAGCTTCGCTATGGGTAACTGTATCACCCTCGAAGATACAAATGGAAACAGGAAACTTCTTAAGAAGCGATATGAGGCAAAAATCGATGCTGTTGCGGCTATGATGGATGCTTTCGTTGCTTATAAACTCAACAAAGATGCGTTTGAATAGGAGGTGTGTATATGTGGACTTATAATTACACCGCTTACCCTGATGAGCTGTATCACTACGGCGTTCTTGGCATGAAGTGGGGTGTTCGTAAGAGGCGGACGACTTCTAGTGTTCATATGAATGGCGCTAAGAAAACTAAAAAGCAGCGTCCGAATGGTCGAGGAGTCGAGCCATCTCGTAGAGCCAAAATTAAGAAGGCTGTTAAGATTGGAGCGGCAGCTGCCGGAACGGCATTGGCCGTTTATGGAGCGTATAAGGCTTCGAAGTATATTAATACTACTAACGCTAAGTATCATACGGAAAATGCCGAAAGGATAGTTAAAGATTTCGACGCAAAGTATTCGAGGGATGTGGAAAGCATGTCCTCAAAGATTGCAAAGCAACGATCTCGCGTCGCAACCGGCTATAGATTGCATATGAAGCCTAGAAACGCGATGAGCGAATATAATCGATACACCCAAGAGCTGGCCGATTATAAGAGGAGCGCTAAGCGTGCGAAGTTCAAGGCTACGCGACAAGAGCTAAATAAAATTAAGACCGATAGAATGGCCGATAAGATTCGAAATACGTACGAATACACCAAGAAAAAGCGCAAGTAATTTAAAGTAGGAGGTGCATTTATGTGGACTTATAATTACACCGCTTACCCTGATGAGCTGTATCACTACGGCGTTCTTGGTATGAAGTGGGGTGTACATCGCGCTAAGGTAAATGCGAGTAAAGCTCAAAAGTACAGACGGCTTGCAGATAGTGCTAAGGCGGCCAAGTACGAAGCAAAGTCAAAGGCTATAATTTCTAAGCATAAGAGACTTGCCGGAAAGAAGGCTTTTAACCGAATTAATTCTCAGTCTACAGGCAAGCTCGTTGCTAAGTCGATGCTTATGGGAACATACGGAACTTTGAAGTATGAGCAGGCACGTGCAATGGGCGTTGATAAGGGCCGGGCGGCAGTTACGGGCGTTATGCACACGCTTGGAAACTACTTTACCAGTGGAATACTTCAAGTAGTTGAGCCTCGAGCGACCGCGATGATTAAGACCGATAGAATGGCCGATAAGATTCGAAATACGTACGAATACGCCAAGAAAAAGCGCAAGTGATTTAAAGTAGGAGGTGTGTATATGTGGACTTATAATCACACCGCTTACCCTGATGAGCTGTATCACTACGGCGTTCTTGGCATGAAGTGGGGTGTACGCAAGAGGCAAGAAAGTTCTGGGCCTCGAACTAATTGGGGGAGGAACCGGGCCTATGCTAAGGAGCAGGACGCTCTGAATAAGCAGATGTGGAAGGATACTAAGCAGAGGGTTCGATCCGGAAAGCTTAACAAGAAGAGCGCAAAGTACCATCGCGAAAAGATGCGGTACAAGAATTATAAGAGGACACAAGGAATTTATAAGAACTTCTACGGAATGAGCAAGGCCGCACGAGGGAAGCAGATGCAGAAGCTTGGAATGTCTGCTAAGCACCCAGGAAGTAGTAAGTCCGTAAAAGAGACGATCAGAGCGGACCAAGCCGCATGGGGAAAGCAGGTTGCAAAAGGATTTGTAAAAGAATTTGCAGCTCGACGGGTTGGTCAAATCGCATCCAAGGCGCTCGTTTCTGCTGGCACTGCCTACGTTGCATATCGAATGCAGCAAATGATGCGCGACAACAACGGTGTTCCTCGTCTTGAGAACAATCCGACTATTAACCTCAAGCCGTGGCAGTACAAGGTTAGCAAAAAGTAAAGCACCAGTGTCCGTTCCAAATTTTTAAGGAGGTGATGCTTCAAAATGGAGTACGGTTTTGGTTCTAGACTTAAGCACGCGTGGAACGCTTTCCTGAATAAAGATCCTACCACTTCGTCTCCGGGTTCAGGTTCGTATTATAGACCCGATCGTCCTCGTTTTACTCGTGGTAATGAGAAGACGATCGTTACGGCGGTCTATAATCGAATCGCGATCGACGTAGCGGCCGTGAGTATACGACACGTTCGACTCGACGAAAACGGTCGTTATACCGAAGACATCGCATCCGGTCTTAACGAATGTCTTACCCTTAATGCCAACCTCGATCAAACAGGCCGAGCGTTGATTCAAGACGCGGTGATGTCGATGATCGACGAAGGCTGTGTTGCCATCGTACCTGTGGATACTACAATCAATCCGACCGTCTCTGGCTCGTTCGATATTTCGAGTCTTCGAACCGGAAAGATTGTAGATTGGTATCCTCAGCACGTAAAGGTACGTATCTACAACGAGAAGACCGGCAACAAGGAAGAGGTGGTACTTCCTAAGAGGTCCGTCGCTATTATCGAGAATCCGCTTTACGCTGTGATGAATGAGCAGAACTCGACTTTGCAGCGACTCGTTAGGAAGCTAAACCTTTTGGACTTCGTCGACGATCGTAATAGCTCTGGAAAGTTGGATCTTATTATCCAACTTCCTTACGTCATAAAGACCGACGCAAGGCGAAAGCAGGCTGAGGATCGTCGCAAGGATATAGAGAATCAGCTAGCAGGTTCAAAGTATGGTATCGCCTATACCGATGGTACAGAGCGGATCACTCAGCTGAATCGACCTGTCGAGAACAACCTGATGTCTCAGATCGAATACCTGACGAGCACACTATACAGTCAGTTAGGTATCACTCAGAGCGTCATGGATGGTTCTGCCGACGAGAAGACGATGCTGAACTACAACAACCGAACCATCGAGCCGATTCTTTCAGCAATCGCCGACGAGATGAAGCGAAAATTTCTCACGAAGACTGCTAGAACGCAAGGTCAATCTATCATGTTCTTCCGTGATCCCTTCAAGCTCGTCCCGGTCAACGACATTGCTGAGATCGCCGACAAGTTTACTCGCAACGAGGTTCTCACATCCAACGAAGTTAGGCAAATCGTCGGCATGAAGCCGTCCGAAGATCCTAAGGCTGATGAGCTCAACAACAGCAACCTTCGACAGCCAGAGTACGAAGAACCGGATGATTGGGACTACGTCAACGAAGAGGAGGAATATCAAAATGGAGTATGATTTCAGTGGGTGGGCAACCCGCAATGATCTTAAGTGCTCCGACGGTCGCGTGATTCGTCGCGATGCGTTTAAGATCAACGATGGTAAGACGGTTCCTCTTGTTTGGAACCACCAGCACAACGAGGCCATGAATGTTCTCGGTCACGCTCTGCTTGAGAATCGCGACGAGGGCGTTTACGCCTATTGCAAGTTTAATGATACCGAATCTGGCAAGAACGCAAAGCTTCTTGTCGAGCATGGCGATATTTCGGCGCTTTCCATTTATGCCAATCGCCTTCAGCAGAAGGGTCCGGACGTGCTTCACGGAGAGATTCGTGAGGTAAGTCTTGTTCTTGCCGGCGCTAATCCAGGCGCCTTTATCGACTCCGTTATCAAGCATGGCGAGGAGTCTGATGATGAGGCTATTATTTATACCGGCGAGAATCTGACTCTGTATCACGCTTGTGGAGGAGGTTCCTCTTCTAGCGAGGATCCTAAGAAAAAGAAGAAAGAGGGTGCCGCATTGGAGCACGAGAAGACTGTACAGGATGTTTTTGACGAGCTTACTGACGAGCAGAAGAATGTAGTTTACGCCATTATTGGAGCCGCTCTTGAGGACAATGGCGACGATATGGACGACACTAACGACATGGAGGATACCAACATGAAGCACAACGTTTTCGACCAGGAGGAGATTGAGATGGACGGAGTCATTTCCCACTCTGACATGGAGGCCATTATCTCCGACGCCAAGCGCTATGGCTCCATGAAGGAGTCCGCGCTTCAGCACGGCATCGAGGATGTCGAGTATCTGTTCCCCGAGGACAGGACCCTCGACACCCCTCCCACGTTTATTCAGCGCGACATGGGCTGGGTAACCAAGGTTATGGGTTCCGTCCACCACACGCCTTTCTCTCGCATTAAGTCGATGTTCGCGGACATCACTGAGGACGACGCTCGTGCGAAGGGCTACATCAAGGGCAAGCTGAAGAAGGAGGAGGTGTTCTCGCTCCTTAAGCGTAGCACCACTCCGACCACTGTCTACAAGAAGCAGAAGATGGACCGCGATGATGTTGTTGACATCACCGATTTCGATGTTATCGCTTGGCTCAAGGGTGAGATGCGCATGATGCTCGACGAGGAAATCGCTCGCGCTATTCTCGTTGGTGACGGCCGTCTCGCTTCCTCCGACGACAAGATTAACGAGCAGAACATTCGCCCGATCTGGAAGGACGAGGACCTCTTTACCATCAAGGCGACTGTTACTGCCGGCTCCGATTCCGAGGAGACCGCTAAGAACTTCATCATTTCTGCAATCAAGTCCCGCAAGGACTACAAGGGTTCTGGTGATCCTACGCTCTTCACCACCGAGGACATGCTTACCGACATGCTCCTGATCACCGACACCACTGGCCGCGACCTCTACGATTCCGTCGATAAGCTTAAGACCAAGCTTCGTGTCCGCGAGATCGTCACCGTTCCCGTCATGGAGAACCTCACTGGTACTACTGGTAAGCTCGCTGGCATCATGGTCAACCTCGCCGACTACAACGTTGGTGCTGACAAGGGCGGCGCTGTGAACATGTTCGACGACTTCGACATCGACTACAACGCTCAGAAGTACCTCATCGAGACCCGTTGCTCTGGCGCGCTCGTTAAGCCTTACTCCGCTATTGCTTTCGAGATCGCTGGCTAAACCAAACTTCAAAATGGAGTGATTTTGTATGGCGAAGTTCTATGGAAACATCGGTTACGCTGAAATAGTCGAAACGGCTCCTGGCGTATGGGAATCTAAGATTACTAAACGACCGTATTACGGAGACCTTATTCGAAATGTTCGAAAGACTCAGTCTTCCGACAAGCTCAACGACGACATCAACGTTGCGAATGAGATAAGCATCGTGGCCGATCCGTTCGCCTATCAGAATTTCCATGCGATGAAGTACGTTGAGTTCATGGGGGCTAAGTGGAAGATCTACAGTGTAGAAGTCCAGTACCCTCGACTTATTCTTTCTATAGGGGGTGTATACAATGGGGACGAGGATTGAGCTTCAGGAGATGCTTGAGGATCTTCTCGGTTCTCGTAATGTATATTTTCAACCTCCTGAATCGGTTCGTATGAAATACCCGGCGATTGTATATTCTCGTTACGACATCGACTCTCGTCATGCTGGGAACAAGCCTTATATGCAGTCGCCGGCTTATCAGCTCATCGTCATCGACAAGAATCCTGACAGCGACATAGTTCTGAAGGTTTCTGGCTTGCCGATGTGTAGTTTCGACAGGCACTATACGGCCGATAACTTGAATCATGATGTGTTCACTCTATACTATTAACGGAGGTTATTCACATGGCTGCTAACGATTACAAGAAGAAGCTTGTCTGGGATAAGACCGGCGAGCGCATTTACGAGACCGGTGTCGATCACGGCGTTCTTTATCCGATCGACGGCCTCGGCAAGTACATCAATGGTGTCGCTTGGAACGGCCTTTCTGCTGTGACCGAGTCCCCCTCTGGCGCAGAGGCAAACCCGATTTACGCCGATAACGGCAAGTACCTGAACTTGTTCTCCGCCGAGGAGTTCGGCGCTACCGTCGAGGCCTACACCTACCCCGACGAGTTCGCCGCTTGCGACGGCTCCGCTACTATCGCCGACGGCGTAACCATCGGTCAGCAGGATCGTAAGACGTTCGGTCTTTCCTACCGCACCGTTCTTGGTAATGATGTTGACAACAACAACTACGGCTACAAGCTGCACTTGATTTACGGCGCTATGGCGTCCCCTTCCGAGAAGGCTTACGCTACGATTAATGACTCGCCCGAGGCTATTACCTTCTCTTGGGAGCTCACGACTACGCCTGTTAACGTTAAGGATCACAAGCCTACTGCTTCACTCACCATCGATTCTACCAAGGTCGATCCCTCGAAGCTCGCCCAGCTTGAGGAGATTCTCTACGGAAAGGATCCTACTGGCGAGGGAACTCAGGACGGAGTCGCTCCTCGTCTCCCGCTGCCCGACGAGGTCATCGAGATTCTCGCGGCTTAATCTGTTCTGCTGTTAGTTGCGTTAAAGGGGCTCTCTGCTATAGAGGGCCCCTATTTTATTTAAATTCTTTTGAAAGGAGAGCTTTACTATGCTTAAGAAGACCATTACCTATACCGACTACAACGGTGTCGAGCGCACTGAGGATTTCTACTTTAACCTGACTAAGGCCGAGCTTATGGAGATGGAGATGGGTACCGCTGGCGGTTTTGCTGAGATGATAGAGCGAATTATCGCGGCGCAGGATACTCCTACCATAATCGAGGTATTCAAGTCCATGATCCTTAAGGCTTACGGCGTGAAGAGCCCCGACGGAAAGCGTTTTGTTAAGTCCGAGGAGGTTGTAAACGCATTCGCTCAGACTGAGGCTTATTCTGAGCTATTTATGGAACTTGCTACGGATTCCAAGGCTGCTGCCGAGTTCGTTAATGGCATCATGCCTAAGGAGGCTGCTGCGCAAGCGGCGACCTCGGTTCTCAATCCGGTTTAAGTTAGACTATACCATGCGAAAGAACGAGCGTCGTATTATAATCGATTTTATGAACGGAAAGGAACAACGAAAATGAGCGATTCAATGTTTGAGACTTATGAAGATTTTGACGATCTTCACATCAAGGCGGTAAACGTTTATGGCAATGTATATGGTGAACCTAAGAATCTCTGCCGTACTTATCTCAACTCTGATGGGCCTATTCAGAGCCTAAGCGGCGAGTATACAGACGAGTTCTACGGGAAGGAAGACACCGAATACGTCGCAAATCTTTTAGAGAAGGGTCTTCTTCGTGTTCTTTGCCCTGTTACTTCCGGTCCGAACGAGATCGATCACCACGAGATATGCACGCCTATAAATTACCATGTTAACCGCAATACTGATCACAATGGTGGAGGCATCATTAACATCTTGGTTACCGTCATCGATCCGACGCCTGGAAGCACATATACGCCGATCACCTTCACGGTCCTTTAACTTAGAAAACGCAGGAGGCTGAGGGAATGCTCCGAATTACTATACCCGCTTCCGAAGGTTGGGATGAGGGAAAGCAAGAGTTTGTCTATTCGAAAGAGCAAACTTTGCAACTGGAGCATTCCCTCGTCTCTCTTTCAAAATGGGAATCAAAGTGGAATAAACCGTTTATTTCTTCCAAGGAGAAAACCTTCGAGGAGACTATAGACTATATAAAATGCATGACAATCACCCAGAACGTTAATCCAGAAGTTTACGGTCGTCTTACGGCTCAGCTCATAAAAGAGATCAACGAGTATATTGGTGCTCCGATGACCGCAACTACCTTCTCCAACGAACCAAAGGGCGGAAGGAACCGAGAGCAGATCACGTCGGAGCTTATTTACTATCGGATGATTGTCTACAACATACCGTTCGAATGTCAGAAGTGGCATTTGAACAGGTTGCTAACTCTTATTCATGTCTGCGAGATCAAGAGCCAGAAACCGAAGAAGATGAGTAAGAGTGAGATTATGAGTCGAAACGCTGCGTTGAATGCAGCTCGAAGAAAGCAACTTAATACGAAGGGATGATTGCTATGGACGTTAGTTCTATTTTCACCGAGTACATCAGTGTTCTCACGCTTGTTATTTGCATGTGCGTTGGATACGTTGTCAAGAACATTATTCCGAACGAAAAGGTCAATCGTTTCATTCCTCTTATCGCAGCTACTCTTGGCGTTGTCATTAATGTGTGGGTTGCTATGGATTTCACCCCTCAGGTTATCACTGCCGGTCTTGTTAGCGGTCTCGCTTCTACCGGTATGTATGAGCTTGTCGATCAATTTATCAAGCTTGCCGATACGACTGGCAACAAGGACTGATCTAAATGATCACGTTCAGGCAAAAGGGCGACTTCTCTAAGCTTACTCGTTACTTTGAGAGGGTCAAAGAGGCTGCACGACTTGGTTGTCTTGACAAGTACGGTCGAGCTGGAGTTGCCGCCCTTGCGTCTGCAACGCCGGTCGAAACAGGAGTTACTGCGAACTCCTGGTACTACGATATCAGCCACACTAACGGGTCAGCAACAATCTCTTTTTATAATTCGCATGTTAACAAGGGTGTTCCTATTGCGATCATCTTACAGTATGGTCATGGAACTGGTACCGGAGGATGGGTACAGGGTAGAGACTACATAAATCCCGCCATCCAACCTATTTTCGATGAGATCGCCGAAGAGGCTTGGAGGGAGGTTACCAATCTATGAGCAAAAAGGTTGATGAGCGCGTTGTCGAGATGCGATTCGACAACAAGGATTTCGAATCAAACGTTAAAGCATCCATGTCAACGCTCGATAAACTTAAGCAAAGTCTTAAGCTAAAGGACGCCGCCAAGGGTCTCGAGAACGTCGGAAACGCTGCTAAGAAAGTCGACATGGGCCCGATCGGCAAAGGTATTGAAACCGTTCAGGCAAAGTTTTCTGCAATGCAAGTTGTGGCCATGACGTGCCTTTCTAACATCACAAACGCTGCGTTTAATGCCGGAAAGCATATTGTCTCGGCCCTTACTATAGAACCAATCATGTCTGGTTTCCAGGAGTACGAGACTCAGATCGACGCAATTCAGACGATTCTGGCGAATACCAAGAATAAGGGAACCACTCTTGATCAGGTGAATTCAGCTCTTGATGAGCTTAACTATTATGCCGATAAGACCATCTACAACTTCACAGAGATGACTCGTAACATCGGTACGTTCACCGCAGCCGGCGTCGACCTCGATACTTCTGTATCGGCAATCAAGGGTATTGCAAATCTTGCAGCTCTTTCTGGTTCGAACTCACAGAAAGCATCGACTGCAATGTATCAGCTTTCTCAGGCGCTTGCTTCTGGAACAGTAAAGCTTCAGGACTGGAACTCTGTTGTTAATGCTGGCATGGGTGGTCAGGTCTTCCAGGAAGCCTTGATGGAAACCGCTCGTGTTCATGGCATCGCCATTGACGACATGATTAAAAGCGAAGGCTCTTTCCGCGAGACGCTTCAAAAGGGATGGCTGTCTTCGGAGATTCTTACCGAGACGCTTGCCAAGTTCACAGGCGATCTTACTGAAGCTCAGCTTACGTCAATGGGCTATACCGAAGAGCAAGCTAAGAAGATCCTCGAACTCGGTCAGACTGCAAACGACGCGGCGACTAAGGTTAAGACGTTTACTCAGCTTTGGGACACTCTCAAAGAGGCTGCTCAGTCCGGATGGACGCAGAGCTGGGAAATCATCATCGGCGATTTCGTAGAAGCTCAGGAGCTCCTTACCGAAATCAGTGATACGGTAAGCGAGTTTATTAACAAGCAAGCTGAAGCTCGCAATAATCTGCTTCAAGGATGGAAAGACCTTGGAGGAAGAACCGCCCTGATCGATTCTTTCCGAAACGCGTTCGAAGGCATCGGTTCGGTCGTAAAGCCGATATCGGAAGCTTTTAGGGAGATATTTCCACCGATAACCGCGAAGCAGCTCTATAACTTTACAGTCGGACTTAAGAAGCTTACCGAGCATCTTAAGATCAGCGGAGACACAGCCAATAAGCTTAAGAGAACCTTTAAGGGCGTATTCTCCATTTTCTCCATCGGCATCGATGCTATCAAGGCGCTTGGAAAGGGCGCGTTTGAACTTATCGGGCATTTTTCCGGTATGGAAGGAGGCGTCCTTGGCGTAACCGCATCTATCGGTGATTGGATTTCTGGACTTAGAGACTCTATCAAGGAAACGGATCTATTCGGAAAAACTGTCGAAAAGGTAACTAAGTTTCTCGGTAAGATAGTCGATGGCATAAAGGACTTTGGGAAGTCTGTCGCTGAAAGCTTTGCTAGCGGAGCCACCGGCGAAGGTCTCGTAGGACTGTTCGAATCACTTCTTGGGCTCGTGTCTAAGTCTGGGCAGGCTTTGGTGGAAGGCCTCGTGTCGTTTAGCACCGCTATAGGCAAAGCCATCAACGAAGGCGGCTTCTTTGAGATCCTTAACGGCACTTTGTTTGCCGGAATTCTTAAGAAGTTTAACGATTTCCTTTCTGGATTTAAAAAGGGCGGCGACGAGTCCGAAGGCATCATGGACAAGATCAAGGGAATGCTTGACGGCGTTCGTGACAGCCTTAAGATATGGCAGAGTCAGCTCAAGGCTTCGACGCTTATGACACTCGCCGCCGCTGTTGGTATTCTCGCCGGTTCGTTGCTTATGCTCTCCAAGATCGACGCAGATTCTATGGCTAAGGCTCTCGCGGGTCTTAGTGGTCTGTTCGCAGAGTTGCTCGTAGCTTTCAAAATACTGAACAAGATTGACAGTAGCATGACTGGCGTTATTCGCACGTCGGCCATGATGATCGGATTGTCGATATCTATAACGATTCTTGCTTCTGCTTTGAAGAAGCTTTCGACACTCGACATGACCGGAATTGCTAAGGGTCTTGTCGGTATTGGCGGACTTATGGCCGAGCTTTCGCTATTCGTCAACAAGACGAAGTTTAGCGGAAAGATGATAGGCACCGCGACCGGCATCATGATTCTTTCCACTGCGATGCTCGTTCTTGCTTCCGCCGTTAAGAAATTTGGAGGTATGAAGTGGGGCGAGATAGGCAAGGGCCTGGCCTCTATCGGCGCCCTTCTTACCGAAATCTCGCTCTTTACCAAGCTTACTGGTAACGCGAAGAAACTTGTGTCTACTGGCGCCGCTATGGTTCTCCTTGGCGCTTCGATGAAGATATTTGCTTCTGCCGTCAAGGACTTCGGCTCTATGGATTTTGGAACTATCTGTCGAGGGCTTCTCGCTATGGGAGGAGCGTTGGCCGAGGTCGCCGTTGCTATGCGGTTCATGCCGTCCAACATGTTTGTTGTTGGTGCCGGTCTTATAGTCGTCGGATCGGCTCTTAAGATCGTGGCAAGCGCCCTATCAGATTTCGGAGGTATGAGCTTCGATAAGATCGGTAAAGGCCTCGTCGCAATGGCTGGCGCTCTTGCCGAACTTTCAATCGCGCTCAACCTCATGAAGGGTACCGTCTCTGGTGCAGCCGCACTTATTCTTGCGGCCGGAGCGCTTTCTATTCTCACCCCCGTGTTGAAGGGGCTTGGGAGTATGAGCTGGGGGTCAATAGCAAAGGGTCTTATTGCTATGGCTGGCGCGTTTACTGTTATTGGTGTTGCGGCGACGCTTCTCACCCCTGCGATTCCGGCGATTCTCGGTATTTCTGCCGCATTCT